ATAACTCTTTCTAAATTTCCGGTTTCATGACACGCATGTGCCAAAACCGTCAGGCTGTCAAAACCTAACGGCGTACAAATTTTTTGAAGTTGCAAATGAAAATTTTTAATCATTTCCATTTGTGTTTGCAGTATCGGCGCCATTATTTTCCTCTTTCAATAATCCGAATTTTTTTAATATTCCGTTAATAACTTTGGGTATTAAATTTTGAACTAACAACTGTATTCCCCACTCGTAAAAGAATTGCTCAGCCGCTAAAAACAATAAAAACCAAAAAATCATCATTGCAGCCGGAATGTTAAAAATTCCGAATGCAATATTAACAACAAAACTGGTTATAAGTTGTATTACTGGCGCAAAAAACAAAGCAAAAGCAAAAGCAAAAAGAGAGTCTCTTATTCTTCCTATATTTTTTTGCTTCCAGTTTTTGGCCAGATCCTTAAACCAGTTTATGCATCCTGATGCGCTAAAAACCGACAACACAAAAAACGTCAATAAAAACAATAAAACAAATTTCATAATTCCCCCCTTATTTTTTCAATATCTTCTCTCAATTCGTTAAGCCTGTGATGGGCGTTTTTAGATGTTTCTTCCGTTTTTGAAAGACATCCTCTAAATTCCTGTTCAAACTGTTCACGTTTTTTATTTCCCTCTTCTACTTGCATCAGGCGATAATTAAAAAATTCTTTAATGCTCTTTATTTCTTTTTCAAAAGAAACTTTTAAATTATCTATCTGAGCCGCGAGAAATTCCTCTTGTTTTTTACGTTGTCCGACAAATATCCCGACAATAACCACATTCACAATAATTGTTATTGCAACGGCCACTATTGCTGCTATTTCGCCTACGCTCATTTTTTTACCTCACAAAAAAGATTGGTTGTTTGTGCCGTCTATTGAATTTCCTTTGTTGCTCGCCAATTTTAAAGCCTTTGCTACTAAATTTCCGGCAGCAATATCTTCTTCTATCGTATCAGCTGATACATATTCATAAACCGTTTGGTATCCATTACCGTTGCTGATTAGTTTTATGCCGTTAGGATATGGAGTATTTGCTTGCCATTCGTCGCTTAATGTTTCGTTGCGGACATAAATATATCCGATTAAATTTCCTCTGAGATATACGTCATCTTCTAATCTCACATTTAAATCATGGGCATACGAACCGCCTTTGTTGTAATTTGAAAAAGCTGTTTGTGTTAAATTTATATGGAAGGCGCACGTTGCTAACGGGTTAAGATAAATAATATCGGCTCCGTTATCGTCATCGGAAGTATATTCAAGAGTAAATCTACAGTCGTCACAAAATAAAAAAACTCCCGTTGGTGTATCTGCATTCAAATCAAAAATTTTTATATTTTTAATTTCTTGATTTCCGCTGAATATTTCTTTTGCTCCAAATTCTGATTTTTTTGTTGTTATTCTTGCATTGTTGCATTTAAACATTGTCCAGTCTGTTATTTCTAATCCCTGACAAACTATATTTGTATTGTTTAAATTAATAACAGAATCTGAAACATTTATTAAACTTCCGACTGTCGGATTATTTGTAATTATTTCACAATCAATAAAAGTAATATGACTGTCAACAATATTCATCAGGCGTTCTTTTGCCGACATATAAACATTTAAATTTCTTATATTTTTATAAAGGCCGTTTAAACTTATGCCGGAAAGTTCCGCATATATTCCGCGAAAATCAATATTTTGGTATTTTTCATCAGATGACTCTAAAATATTTTTTATATTGTCGCCTTCGTTGTAATAATAAAAATCAGTATCAAGCGCCAAAGCCGATTTGCCGGTTGCTCCTTTTTCGCCTTTCGGCCCTTGAATTCCCTGTATTCCCTGTTCGCCCTGTCTGCCGTTAGAAATCGGCATTTTTATTTCGTATTTTGAAGTTGAAATTTTTACAATTTCCATTTTTAAATTACCTTTGCAAAAATGTTAAACGGTATAGCTTCCAATGTGCCAACTTTTCCGTTTCCGTCGGTTATTTTAATATATCCAAAAAGTTTTCCGGCCGGCAAACTTTCCGTTTCAGTTTTGGACAAAACTATTTCAAGCTGTTTTGTCGTTTCAAAATTTGCAAAATTTTTAGTTATGTTGCCCAGTTTAAATTCAGCAGTCCATCCGGTCATATTTTTATCAGTATCAAGATGAACGATTATTTCTCGGCCGAAAAAATCGCTGTCGTCTCCCTGTCTCAATACAACATAATTATTCTCCTGCATCTTCTTCTCCGTTTTCGCCTTGTTGATTTTCTTTATTTTTAAGCTCAATTTGTTTCAGCGCCGAATTCATTTCGTTTTGTGCCTGTAAAAATCTTTCCGGGCAATTACGCATAATTTCAGTATAAATATATTGCCCTACAGCTCGTTGTCCTTCGTTGTACGACATTCTGTGCGGATTTTCGTCAAAAGAACTTCCGAAAGTTCTTGCATGCTCTAAAATTTCCCATATAATGCGTCTGGCGGCCGGGCTTTCCAACATCGTTCCCCAGTCGTCATTTTTTATTATTTGTTTTTTTATTTTTGGTTTACTCATTTTTTATCCGTTGTTTTTCATACCGCCGAGCAATGTCTCCGGCGTTATTTTTGCCGATCCTAAATCTTTGGCGCTTCTTGATGCAGCAAGAAGCGCTTCTTGCTGCGCTCTGCGTTCTTCTTGCTGCGCTTTAATTTTTCTTCTTTCGGCCATAATTTCCGGTGCCGTCAAAATAGCAGGATCTAATCCTAAATCTATACATGCAGCTCTCAAAGCGTTATCCGCATCAAAATTATCCGTAACATTCTCGGAAACCGCTGTAAGCTCTTTCATTAAAGCTATCGCGTTTCTTAAATTTGACAGTCCTATTTGTTTTGCTGCCTGAGATAATATCCCGATATATTCAATTTTAATTTCTCGTCCGCGGAGTTCTTCCGGTATTTCGGTTTCTGATATTATTCCTGCTTTAAAAATTTTTGTGATTATTCCCTTAATAAGAGGTTCCAAAAGTTCGTTTTCAAAACGTTCGGTTAAAGTGCCAAGTACTCCAAGTCTTTCGGTTACGCGTTCGTTTGTTTCGGTAGCGGTATTTCCGCCGGCTTGAAACATTAAAAATAAATCCGCAAAAAAAGCAGACGCTATTTCTTTTTTATCGTCTTCAATATCTTTGCGCAAATGTTCTATATCAAGCGCTACCTGGTATATTGTTTTAATGCCGGTTTCTTTTCCGGCCGGAACTTTGGTTCCCATTCCGGGCATTAAATTTATTTCATTTTTAATATCGGCCGTATATGTAAACGGCGGTCTTACAGCCAACTCAATGGCTTTTAATTTTTCACGGATTTTTTTAAACGTTTCTTTTATTTTGGAAGATATTGTGGAACCTATTCCGATTCCGTACGCATCATGAGTCGTGCGCGTTTCCAGACGGTGTATTAACATCGGGAATTCGTCAAATCCGCCGACTTTAATAAACTCTTTTTCTTCGTTGGCGCCGTCCATCCAGTAATACGACAGAAATTTATTGTTGTCAGGATCTATTCCTTTAACAAATTTCGGATTTAATGCTATTAGCTGATTAACGGTATATGTTGTTGTCAGTCTGTTGTTTTGATAATCGGTTTTAATTTTGTCAGGGCAATTATCAAAACCAAAATAGTTGATAAATCCCTGTACCGTTAAATCAAACGGCCTGTAAAATATATTTACTACTCCGCGGTCGTCAACATCTATAAAAAATTGCCCTGCCGTAAAAGAAGCAAGGCGTATTACATCTTCATAATCGTCATTCATCATAGCCGCTGAAGTTCCAAATGCAATGCTTTCTTTATATAAAAGCGGCAAAACTTCATATATATTGCTTTTATCGCAAATTAACCTGATTTGTTTTTCCAGTTTATTCAAAAATTTTTGTACGTTGTATTTTTTTGATACATCGTCGTCAAAAGAAACAAGTCTAAACCATTGTTTTGATTTGCTCGTAAGGCCTGCCATAAGGCCGGATACAAGTACAAACAACGAGCGGTCGGCAACGTTCGTCAGGGTTTTCGCAAAATTTTTATAGTAAGCGTTTCTTTTATCGCCTCTGTAAAATCCGCGCCCCGGACAAACCGTAGTGGTTATAGTTTTACATTCGGCAATATAGTCGGTGGCGTTTTGTTCAAGTTGTGCTGCAATGCTTGCTGCGGCTTTTTTTTCCAACATTTTATTCACCCATTTTTTTTGTATTTACAGCTGCTGAAGAATATATTGACTGCGATATGCCTCTGCGCAGTCTTAATGTTTCTTTCGCTTTGTCCTGGTTAATTTTTACCATGTCAACTACGGTAGGGGTTGCTTCTTTTGTCTTTTTTTCCTGCTCGGCAAGTTTTTTATTTTCTATTTCTATTTGTTTGTCGGCTGCAGCTTTTGTAGATACTGCGCCGTATGTTCCCATAACTGCCGTTAATATAAGAGTGCCGGTTGCTACGTCACACATAGCCGTCTCCTTTTGCTTGTTTTTTGCCTGTCATATATAAGTGGTTGAAAATGCCTTTTTGTGTCCGCTTTTCTGACGGTGTCAATATTTATTTTTGTGTCCGCTTTCCGTGTCCGTTTTTAGTCTGCATACGAATCCCAATCGCTTTTTACTTGGTTTGCGCCGGTATATCCATATTCCTGTTTTTCAACGGGATAGGCGAAAGATAAAACAAACGCATCAGCATAATCCGGGGATTTGCCTATACGTTTTTTTACTTCTTCTTTTGATTCCAAATATAAACGGTTTTGTTTATCGTAAGAATACTGTACGGAAGACAGCTCATAGCGCAGCTGCGCTCCTATCTCTCCGTCCGGTAACGAACCGCCGTCTTTAATCCATTGCTTTGCAAGGCCGTACATTTCGGCCCTTTTATTTAAATAGAGTTTTTGGTTTGTTGTTGGCGCAGAGGCAAAATTCACGCCGGTTATCCTGTCTCCGTAGCCTAACTGGACGGCTCTGTCAACCGCTCCGGAGCCGTTTCCGCCGGTTATATCTACAAAAGCCTGGTCGGTATTATGTTCGTCAATTAAATTTGTAATATTGCCGGCCAGCGCCATATTGTCTATTTTATGCAGCAGTTTCAAAAACTCTGCTTTGTACCCCTGTCTTAACCAAAAATTATTTGCGTCGTCGCCGAATCTTGCCGTATCAACCGATAATATTTTCGGCCAGTGACTCATATCATTCCATTGCACTATTCTTGCCTGAGCTGTTTGAATAAGCTCAAGCGGTATCATCGCTTTAAATCCGCTCTGCGAAATCGGCAGTCCTTCCCAAATGTGGTCGTATTCTTCCGGCTGCTGTAATTTACAGAGTTGTCTTTCGGCTTCAAGTGTTTCGTTAAAATACGGATTGTCTCTGTATGTCACATGTTTATAAATTGTATCGTCGGAAGGATTTTTGCAGAACATCACAAAAACGGGATCCTGCTCACTTAAGCGGTTAAACGACGCCCATACTTCAGAATCGGCATTACGAATTGTCGGGATAAGAATATTCCAACTTTCACGGCTTACTGTCTGGGCCTCTTCTACCCAACAAATATCAATATCTTCAAGTGATTTATTGGCCTGCATGTTTTTCAAACCGATAAACAAAAACTCGCTGCCGTTATCGCAAATTATTTTATCCGTTAAAAAACGAAAGCGTGCCTCAAGTCCGGATTGCCTTATAATTTTTTCAAGCAGCTCTTTTACTGATTCTTTGATTGATTTTTGTATTTCGCGTGCGCAAACTATTCTTCGTCTTTTTTCAAGACTTTTAATAATTCCTGCACGTCCAAAACTGTGGGATTTCGCGCTTGCACGGCCGCCTGAAACCATTTTTTTTCTTTTCGGTTCAAACAAAAACCGGAAAGCTTCAGGTATTTCTATGTTGTGGTTTGTTACCGCAACCGTAGTCATTTTGTTCCTTCCTGCGTAAGTTGTTGTTGTTTTGGCTGTTGTTCTATATGAGTTTCTTTTTTGTTTGATATAAAAGTTACTGTTATGTTAGAAGCAACCGGTACGGTTGGATTAGAGTCCGAAGCATCCTTAAACAATTTATGGTATTTGCCGAGCATTTCCAAAGCTTTCAATTTAAAGCCTACGTTTTTTTCAGATTGCGCAATAATAGTAAATCCTTTTAATACATCAATGGATGACATTATTGTTTTATCCACTGCCTTTTCGTGCAGCTGCGCAAGCCTTGCAATTACTTTTGAATTATTTTTTAAACGGCTTGCACATTGCCATACCGATTCTGGCTTCATTCCATCGGTACCAAACGACCGTCTGTATGCTTCAGCCGCATTTCCGCATTTTAAATATTCCTGACAAAAGAGTTCCTGCTTGGGTGTTACTTTTACCGGTATATCATTGAAGAATGTTTTTACAAATTCCAATTGAACTTCAAAAGGCTTCATTGGTTCTTCTTGTGTTTTTTCTTCCTGCCCGGTTTCTTCTTGTCCGTTTTCTTTTTCGTCATTTTCAGCCATAAAACCCTCTATTTGATATTTAAGACTATAAGCAGTCTTCATATATCAGTGTCAAAAAAGGTACTTTTGTTCTCACTTTTCTAACGGTGGCAATATTGACTTTTGTTCACACTTGCCGTTCTCGTTAAAATAGGTACCGGATTTATTCCAAGCTCTGTTTTTTGGCTTCCTGGCATCAGGAAATCGTTATAAATTGTGTTGTATAGTAGGGGGGATAAAAATGAAACTAGATATAAATACTATTCTGATAATCATTGAATTGATTTTAAAATTCATTGAATTATTAAGGAAGTAACCAAAAAAAACAGAGCGGAGATTATTTCCGCTCTGTCTCAAAAAATCAAACTAATGTGTTATGATCTTACTATTATTTTCATACCGGCAAAAGAATCCGGTTTTTGCATAAGTTCGTCAAGTTTACTCATAGAATATTTGTAACTACAATGTACTGAAGCATTTAAAAAATGTTTCTCTCTTTCTTGTTGTATAAGTTCAAAATGTTTTTCTGCCATAGATATAGTTTTCTCTGAAATATCTTCACTTTTAAAACAACGTATGGCTTCACAGCGCCATTTTTGCAAATCAGCGAGACTAAATGTTTCTATTGTATCGTCAAGATTAATTGTTAATTTTATCATATTTGTCCTCTCTACCAAATTTTAGTTTTACCGCTTAAAACAGATTGTGCGCTTGCCGGTCTACTTAATGCTCTTGCAAAAAGCAACCATTCTCTTGAATATTTAATACTGTTATTTTCATCTTTAAATAGCTGAACAAATGGAATACAACCAACATCAAATAAACTCTTACATCTTGCAAATTCTTCATCAATATTTTTACCACATAAAACATAAGAATAAATATGACTTCGTGTGAACCCTGCTTTTTTTAATATTTTAATAGCTTTTATAGTTCCCTTAAGTGCTGAAGGACTATCACAAGCAAGATACAAACTCCTTATACTTAAACTTCTTAATTTCTCGGCTTCAGAACTTGTTACTCGGCGAGCTTCTAAACCACCTTTAAATTCTATCGAGTGCTGTTTTTTAAGCATTTCATAAACTAAATCTCTATGCTTATCACTACATGCTAAAAAATTATTATCCTGAATTATATTACCTTCTGTTATAGGCAGTTCTTTAATCTTCCCCTCTCTCCATGGCACAAAACAAAACTTACAATTATTCGGACACCCTCGAGAAGTAAAAATAACTCCCTGTTTTACAAACATTCCTGGAATAAATTCATTTGCATTTGATAAAAACGCCGGACCGCCTGCAATAACTATTTTCCCGTGATCACTCCATGATTTTTTTAAATAAAAAGCTCTTTCAATATCCCATGAGAATGTACAGGATACGTACACTTTGTCATAATCTTTCGGAGTAAGCATATCCGGAACATCAAAATAAGCATGTTCGTCAGTCGGACAATATGAAGTTTTAGAACAGAATACTCTTGCTATTTTCATTTCTTATCCTTTTATTTTAACACTTTAATTATACGGTTGATTATGCTGTGTGTTATTTGCGGTTTATTTGTAGCTTCAGCTAATAACAAATGCAAGGCTTCATGTTTTGCTGTGTCAATTATATCGTAATTTCTCATTAAGCTCCCATAAAACTTTACAGATGCATCCTTCTGTGTAACACAATAAAGTACTTCAGCTAATGTTTCTCCGCCCTCTTCTAAAGGTTTATGCTCAATACGTTTAACATCCCAGTCTTCTAAGCTTAAAATTTTGCAGTAATTTAAAAACTCATTTTTGAAAATTTTAAACTGTGCCTGCAGATCATATTTTTTACTCATACATTTTTTCATTTGCCCCGCCTTTTAAACATATTATGCTTACATCTCTGACAATACAATTTGCTTTCTTTTACACAATCGCCTATGGCACAGCATAAACCCTTAACCTTCTTAATATGTATTTTTCTCTCCGTTTCAATTCTCTGTTCATCGCCTTGAAGAATGAGTCTTTAAACTTTATAAAATCATATTGTTTGTACTCTTCATAAATCTCCGGCAATGTTTTATAAAGTTCAATAACAGCCTTTTCTTCCGGTATATTCGGGTTAAG